GGTCATTCGCGAGCCCGATGCGCGTGTCCCGACAGTAGTTTGAAGAGCAGGGACACACCAGGGACACAGGGGACACACCATGGCCATGAGCGTGCGAGACATGGCCGCCGCGCTGGGCGTCAGCAAGAGCCAAGTGGCGCGGGACAAGCTGGACGGCATGCCCATGGACGACGTGGCGGCCGCCCTGGACTGGCGCGAAGCCCACCGCGATGTGTCGCGGTCGGTCGAGGGCCGCATTGATCGTTCTGGGTCAACCAATACCACCCGGGCGGCCGTCAGTGCTTTGGCAAGCACAGCGGGAGCGGCCGGCGCTGATGTGCCGGCCGCTGGCGAGCCCGACGAGGCCGACGAGATCCAGGCCACCGACACGGCCGCCTACCGCCAGGCCCGCACCGAGCGCGAGCAGATCCGCCGCGACCGCGAGCGCATGGAACTGGACCAGGCGCGCGGCAAGCTGATCGACGCGACCGAAGCGGCCAGGCTGGCCTTCACCAGCTTTCGGGCGCTGCGCGACGCCGTGCTCAACGCACCGGCCCGCCTGGCGCCGCTGTGTGCCGCCGAGACCGACACGCTGCGCATCGAGCAGCTGATCGAGGCCGAGCTGACGTCGGCACTGGGCCGGGTCAACCACGAGCGCCTGCTGGCCGAGGTCGACATGGGCGACGATGAAACCGACTGAGCCCTGGATGGTGGCCGGCCGGACTGCGCTGGCGCGGGCCATCGCCGATGCGCTGCGGCCTGACGCAAAGATCTGGGTAGACGAGTGGGCCGAGGCCAACCGCGTGCTCCCGCCGGACACACCCGAGCCGGGGCCATTCCGCAACGCGCGCACGCCGTACCTCATCGACATCCAGCGCACGATGTCGCCCGGCAGCCCCTATCGCGAGGGCTGGTGGATGAAGCCCCACCAGGTGGGCGGCAGCGTCACGGGTGAGAACCTCATCGGCAGCTGGATCTGCACGGCCGCCGGCTCCATCCTGGTGGTGTTCCCCACCCTGGACGATGGCAAACAGTGGGAGCTGACGCGCTTCGAGCCGATGCGCGCCAACACACGGGCGCTGCAGCGGCGCATCCGTGCGGCCGATGTCAAAGGCAGCGACAACACCAAGCTGCGCAAGAAATTTCCTGGCGGCGTGATGCGCCTGGTGGGGGCCAACCGGGTCGGCGCGCTCAAGAGCGCCACTATCCGTTACGTCAAGTTCGAGGAGCCTGACGAGTACCACATCCTGGAGCAAGGCACCGTCATCGGCCTTGCCATCGCACGCACCGCCAACTTCGGCCGCAAGGGCAAGATCTACGGCGACGGCACGCCCACCTTCGAGGGCCGCTCCGAGATCCAGCGCCAGGTCCTGCGCGGTGATCAGCGCAAGTGGCACATGCACTGTCCCGACTGCGGTCACGCGCAGCCGATGGTGTGGGAGCAGCTGCGCTGGGTCGACGGCGACCCCGAGAGCGCGCGCTACGCCTGCATCGGCTGCGGCGCGCTTAACGACGAGCCGACGTGGAAGGCGCAGAACTACCGCCCGCGGCCGCCGGGCATGACCGAGGCGCAGGCCAAGGCCGGCGGGTGGGCTTACTGGGAGGCCACCGCGGTCGGTGAACCTGGCGTGGCGAGCTGGTGTGGCCTCGAGGCCCTGGCCGCCCCGGTGGGCTGGCGCCCCTGGCCGGGCATGGTGGTGGAGTGGCTCGGCGCCCAGGGCGACGACGACAAGCTCAAAACGTTCTACAACAACCTGCGCGGGCTGCCGTATGCGAGCACGGTGCGCAGCGATGTCGATGCCACGCAGCTCCAGCAGCGCGCGGAGCAGTACGACCTCATGACCTGTCCGGCCGGCGGCCTGGTCTGCCTGGCCGGCGTCGACACGCAGGACAACCGCCTGGCGGTGGTCATCCGCGCCTTCGGCCGTGGCGAGGAAAGCTGGGGCATCTGGCACGGCGAGATCTACGGCGACACCTCATCGCCTGAGACCTGGGGCAAGCTGCGCGAGCTGCTGGACGCACCGATCCGCCACGCCAGCGGGCAGACCATGCGCGTCGACGCGGCCTTCATCGACGCGGGCGGGCACCGAGGCGAGGACGTCTACGCGTTTTGCCGCGACGCCCAGCTGCGCGGCCGGCACTGGTGCGCCATCCGAGGCGCGAAGAGCTACGACGCCCCCAAGCTGGGCCGGCCGAAGACCGTTGCCTTCACCTGGCGCGGGCAGCCGGTGCCGGGCGGTGGCGAGCTGCGGTTTGTGGGCACCCAGGCCATAAAGAACCTGATCGACGGCCGGCTCAAGCTCAGCAAGCCCGGCGGTGGCATGTACCACTTCCCGCTCGGCTTTGGTGAGGACTACTACAAACAGGTGCGCAGTGAACGGCGCGAATGGCGGCGCGACACGCAGGGCCACAAAGCGCTCTGGTGGGTGCCGGGCAAAGAGCGCAACGAGTACTGGGACTGCGAGGTCTACCTCTACGCCGCCTTCCTCTACACCATGAGCGGCCGCCACGCCGAGACCGTGTGGGCCGCCCGCGAGAAACTGTTCGGCCACGTGCGCCAGCTCGAGCTGCTGGACGACGGCGCCCCGGTGCCGCCGGTGCCCGCGGCCGAGGCACCCAGCGATGGGCCGACCGATGCACCGGCCGACGCCGACGAACCGACCGAGACCACCGACCCCGCCGCGCCACAGACGCCTGCACGGGGCCCCGATCCGCCACCCGCCTGGCAACAGGCACGCCCACCGCCACCGCCCCGCCGCCGCGGCTTTGCCCGGCGCTGGTGATCCATCCGAAGGAGAGAACCCATGGGACTGCTCAGCGACTACGCACAGAACAAGCTCACCGACGCGGTGCTGCGGGGCCAGGCCCTGGGCGCGCCCACCACGCTCTACCTGGCGCTGCTGAAGTGCACCAAGGGTGCGCGGGCCAACAGCACCGCCTACGCCCTCAACGACACCATCGCGGTCACCGCCAACGACGCCAAGATCCACCTCTACAAGTGCACGACCGCCGGCACCACGGCGGCGGCGCAGAGCACGCTGTACCCCGGCACGGCGAACGAGGCCATCACCGACGGCAGCGCCGTGTTCACGGAGCAGAACGCCGCGCTGGACGCGGCCACGGCCATCGTCGAGCCCAGCGGGGGCGCCTACGCGCGGGCGTCCGTCGTGGCGGCCCTGGCCAACTGGAGCGGCACGCAAGGCGCCGGCACCACCGTGGCCAGCACCGGCACCGGCGGCGCCAGCTCCAACAACGGCGTGATCAGCTACGCCACGCCCTCGGCGGACTGGGTCACCGGCACCGAGAAGCTGTGGGGCTGGGCGCTGTACGACGCCCTGTCCGGCGGCAACCTGTGGATGTGGGCGCCGCTCAACACCCTGCAGTCGGTGCTCAACGGCCAGGCCGCGCCCAGCTTCGCGGCCGGTGCGCTGCAGACCACGCTGGGCAACTGAGGCCGGGGGCCGTGATCCGCGTCTGCTTCCGCTACGGTGACCACCGCGCCTTCGCCCGCCTGGTGTGCGCCTGGCGCGGGGGCGACAGCGCGCACTGCGAGGTCGCCTTCGATTGGCGTGCGCAGGCCCACGACTGCGTCAGCGCCTCGTGGCTGGACGGCGGTGTGCGCATCAAGACCATCGACCTGCCCGCCGACAAGTGGCGGATCTACGAGATGCCGGCCGACCGCAACCGCGCCCTGGCCTGGGCGGCCCAGCACGCGGGCGAACGGTACGACACGCTGGGCCTGCTCGGCTTCGTCATGCGGCGCATCAAGGGCTGGCGCCGCGCCTGGTTTTGTTCGGAGGTGGCCGCCGACGTGATGTACCTGCCCGAGCCCTACCTCTACGACCTGCGGGCGCTCGAGTCCGTGTGCGGCCGCTACGGCACGCGTGTGCAGTGACGCGGCGATGTGGTCCAACTGCTTTTTGTGGGCGCACTGGCGTGAACGGCAGCTGTGGGCGCAGTGGGAAGCCGCTGGCTGCCCCGCTGACCGCGTGCCCGCCATCGTGCGCCGAGCGGGACGCAGCCGTCCATTCTGGACGCGCCACTGGATCGTCGGGTGGTGGATTCACGCCACGCACCAGCTGGTCGAGGTGGAGTCATTCGTGCCCGACGCGCGCCGCGAGGTGCCCTGGTGGCTGACCTGGACGCGCCTGATCTTCCGCGGCCACGTCAAGCACGGCGACAACCCTTCAACGCAACCTCCGAGAGAATGACATGACACCCGAGCAAATCGTAACCCTGCGCGCCGCCTGCTTCGCTGACCCGACTGCGGCAGCGTTTTTCCCGCCACGCGATAACGTGGGCCTGTGCACATACCTGAACCAGAATTCAGCGTTCATAGTATGGCGTTCAACCACCAGCGCGCCGGACATCATGGACGCCATCAACTGGGCCAACTTCACGCCCAGTGACGTTCCGACTGGTGACGCTGCGGCCCCTGCGGCGATGACGAATTCCGGGGACAACATCAAACTCACCCCCACTCTTGGCGCAAATTGATCGCTCAAAGGTAACACCATGACACCCGCACAGATCGCCACTCTCCGCGCTGCGGTTTTCGCAGATCCTACAGCTAATGCTTTCCTGCAATCGGGGAATCAACAGGGGCTGAAAGACTATCTGAACAGTGCCAGCACTTTCTATGTGTGGCGGTCTGTTACCAATACGGCTGACATCCTTGATGCTATCACTTGGGCGAATATTACCCAATCGGATGCACCGGACACTTCAACTCTTTTCACCAATCGTGCTTGGGTTTGTACTGAGAAGCAGATGAATCTGCAAATTCTCCTGCAAAGCCGGGAAACGCTTAACACCGGGAAGATAAATATTCGTGGCGGACTTTCTGACGCACTCACGAATGTTCCGTCCGGTATTGGCGGTGCATTGTTGGATGCGGGTTGGCTTGGTGCTGGTAAGGTGAAATCCGCCATTACTCGTCTTGCTACATTGGCAGAAAAAGCTTTTACTACCGGGGCCGGTACTTCTGGCACTCCTGGAAATCTCGGTGTGTTTGAAGGGCAGGTGGATGATTTCATTGCGTCCACTCTGATCTGGCACGACGACGGTGCCATCTGGACTCCGGGAGGATAAGCAATGGCTCTCACCAAATCTGATGCAACAATCATTGCTAAAGGCACTAGTAATGCAGCGTTTACGCAACTTACTGGTGCTTCAGTTACACGAACGGGTACTACTGCCACACTGACGAAAACTTCGCACGGGCTCTCGAACGGCGACAATGTACTGATTCAAGGATTCAGCCTTGCGGAGTTCAACGGGGTATTTACTGTCGCCAACTCAGCGGCCAACACGTTTGACTACACCATTTCTGCAGATCCTGGCGCTAATCCGTCCGGCACTCCGGGGACTGTGGATAAGGTCACACTTGGCACCGCGCTGGATCTAAATGGTAGCTACGACCACACCATCTTTGGTGGCCTGCAAAATGGTACTACCGGACCAACTATTGCCGCGCAAATTTGGATAGGATATTCGCTGACTTCCAATGAGTATGATTATGTGTGGCGTTCGGTTGCTGCGGGGGATTCAACTGCAAACAGTTGGACTCCGTTCCAAATATCTCCGCCGCAGAATACACAGTATGTGAATATCGCTGTTTGCCGCAATACTGCACAGGCGGTAGATATTGTGATGTACGCCTCGTATATCAGTGCTGTATAGGCATTTAGTGTGGCACCGATTCAATTATCTCGGCCGTGGACCGAGCGGCCGCAGGAAGCTGCCGATGTAGCGTCGGCGTTCGCGCCGTTCGTCAGCGCCGCCCGGAATCTGACCAATGCGGTCGGCTATACGCAAACCGGAGGCTCGTTTGCTACCTCACCAGCAGGTGTCGGATACCTTGGCAACGGTACATCAGACCTGCTAGCCAGGTCTGTGTCGATGACACCCGCGGCTGGCATATGGATTCACGCGTATTTTGTGCATGGTCCTAACGTAGACACAACAGCTAGGCATGTATTACAGCTTGGAAGCAGCGCAGTTTCAAACGGCTCGATACTCTCGGTTAACACCGGAAGCGTCGATGGCGGATATATCACTGCCGTAATTCGGACGGTTGATTCAGGGGGCGCGCAACGAAAATTGATGCCCATAACTGCAACCGCAGGGCAAATATATTCTGTAGTCGCAGTATTTCCAACTGGACTGGCCGCCGACAGTTTTATTTTTGTTAACGGCAAGAAATACACAACTTCTGAAAGCACAAACGGGAATGACGTTAATTTTGGATCGACCTCCAATTACGTCAACGAATCAGTAAATGCTGGCAAGCGCGGAACGACGACCAATTTTGCCAATCACAAAGTAATCCAAGGCGCCTACGGCGTCAAACTCCCCGAATCCTTGGCTCAGGCGCTGTCGTCTAATCCGACGCTGCTGTGGGAGCCCCGCCGCATCTGGGTGCCGGGGCTTTCCGTCGGCGGGGCCGGCACCAACCTGGCCAGCTCGGGCGGGGCCCTGCAGGCGTCTGCGGTCGGCACGCTCACCACCAAGGCCGCGCTGTCGGGTGCGGGCACCCTGGCGGCCAGCGGCACCGGCGCACTGTCCACCGGCAGCTTAGGCACCAACCTGGCCAGCTCGGGCGGCCTGCTGCAGGCGTCTGCGGTCGGCACGCTCACCACCAAGGCCGCGCTGGCGGGTGCGGGCACCCTGGCGGCCAGCGGCACCGGCGCACTGTCCACCGGCAGCTCAGGCACCAACCTGGCCAGCTCGGGCGGCCTGCTGCAGGCGTCTGCGGTCGGCACGCTCACCACCAAGGCCGCGCTGG